CAGCAGCCGTAAAGGAACCGCTCGGAACGGTTAACGTCATGGTCGTAGAGGAGGGCTTCGTGATGATGCCTGCTGTAACGGCGCTAGTTCCACCCGTTATCGTTTCTCCCACACTAAAGCTTGCGGAATCACCGACCGTCATTGTGATCGTGCCAATTGGATAAGTGGCTATGGCTGACGAAGTGGATAACTGTGCGACGGTCTGGGTGATTTTCTCAACAGTCCAGAGATTCAAGCCACGATTGGCCCAATCCGCAAAGAGAAAATTCAGGGAGCGACGTGCAGTTCGAACATCATAGCCCGTTCTGAGTTCGAGGCCGCATCTTTCGAAGGCTTCCTCTGTGATCTCAGCTATGTCAGGGTTGAAATCAACTGATCCAGAAGTTGCCATTTCTCTATCCCCAGAGAGCCGTTCGCATGCCTACTGCTAATTGGCCCAATATCAAAAACCCAACTCCCCACAGGAGTTTTGTGATGAACTCGATGGACTTCTTCAGATGAGCTAGGTCATTGTTCTTTATGACCTCAATCTGTTGAAAAAGAAGCTTGAGTTCCCCTCTGATTTCAACAAGTTCAAGTTCATTCTTCCTTTGAAGATCAACCATCCCCTAGAACTCTTTGATGCATTCCAGAACGATGGCATAGGTGTCAGCTGAACCATGCCCCACTGTTGTAAATCTTAGATCTCCAGTGGGACTGGAAGCACTATTAAGAAGACCTCCAAAAGAGGTGAAATCGAAGTCACCCTGATACCCCGAGGGAAGCTCAACCGCTAACGTATCAGTGCTGGCATCCCATAAAATCTTTACGGAAAGACCAATCGTGCTAAACCATATTCTGGTGATACGAAGATTACTGCAAGCGGTGCCGTCTTGAAGGGTCGATAAGCCGGAAACATCCACTGCCATAACGGCACTTTGTCCCGTGTCCACATATGTGTAGGCAAAGGATTTAACAAGCTTTCGAGGGCCGTCTTCGATGACCTTCTCTGTAAAAGTATCGGCCATGGCCTACTCCTTGATCTCTCCCGATAGCACCATCATCTTGTACTTGGAGGTTCCAGGGGGAGGAAAGTCCTTCTTGGAATCAATCCCGTAAGAGTACTTGGAAGGCTTCTTAGGACTTGTCTTGACCCAAGCCTCGTTCTCAGGAGTGCTTGGGTCATCACCAACAAACGCACCCTTCTTGGTCCGCGCCCTTGTCTTAGCCATGACGCTGTACCCCTTACGGTTGATCGTTGAACTGGATCATACCGTCCGTAGTTCTCTGAGCAGCAATGTGAATATAATCACACCAAGAAGCATCTGCCGTAGTCGTTCCCGACAGGGCGCAGAACCAAGGAGTAAGGGCCGAAGTAGGAATGTTACCCGTTGTCGTCGTCTTCAGAACCCGGTCCACATAAAACTCAACCTGACCTGTTCCTTTGACAATAAAGCCTAAGCGCCGAGAATTGGTGATATTGGAACTTGATTCGGCGCCATCCGCAAAATCAATACCCGTATCCGTCTTGGTTTCGGTTCCACCGCTATCGCAGTTGGCATAGATATCAGCGGCACCTTCAACCAGAAGGAAGCCAATCTGATTACTTGCGGTGAAAGGAACACCCGTTGCAAAAGTGCCGTTCTCTGCAAGACCGACAAACATATCCATGTCGTCGGCATCGGCCACGGCCACTTTTGCCTCAAAGAAGATAAGTTTGCTGGCTTCAGCCATGAAAATCTCGTTACCCTGGATTGAACCTCCAGAGTTATCGGTCGAGCCATCACCTGTGGACTTAGCCCATCCACCGACGTGATCCGCGAGAAGTGTCAAAGTTCCGCTGTTAAGTACCGCCTTTGTCCAATCATCAGTGTCATCGATATCGACACCGGTAAAATCGTCATACTTAAAGACGTAATCGGGGTTAATCTGCATAGGCAGATTTCTGAACCAGGATCCTAATGCACTAGCGTCACTTCCGTGACCACTATACATCATCGGACCAGAGAAACGGGTTGTACCCATGGTACACCTCCTTACGAAAGGGTTTGCCCTAGAGTCTTCGTAAGTGTCTGCTGGGCCAGTCGCTAGGGCTATGTAATCCCAGGGAAGAGCGGGAGAAGGTTGCCCCCCTCCCGATAGCTTTGATTGAGGTTACGCTCCGGGTGAACCGAACACGCAACGCGGATCTGAGTATCCGTAACTATAACGCTCCCGGGCCTTAAACCTCACATTCCCGGTGTCGAAGTCGCCTTCCATCTTCGTGGACATTGGCATCCGTTCAAAGTGGATAAAGCCGCGGGGAGCATCGGTCCTGATGAACCAAGCATCCGTGTCCGTCAGATAGTGGTTAACGACATAACCCTGTGGAAGCATCCCCATGTTCCGCATGGCATTGATGTCGTTGTCCGCAGTGCCGGGACGAAGAGTGGATTCAAGAAGACGATCCGCCACGAATTGTAACGCCGGCGGAATAATCATCTTCATGCCACGAACAGAAACCTTCAGACCACGCTCATCGACAAAAGCAGCGATGTCGATGATAGCATTCTCAAGGCTCGTCTCGTTAAGGTCTGCGGCTGTGCTCGGCTCATTGCGAAGATCGTTGTTGTTCACAAGAGGATGATCCGTAGCACACAACTCTTTGCCGTCGCCGCCCGTAAAGGAACTATCGAAAGCATTATTCAACGTAGCAGCACCCTTCACCTGTTTGGTGTTGGCCATGCTACGCGCCAAAGCCTTCGTATAGCGGGAAGCTAAACGGTCATAGAGATTATCCTCGATTGCCTCTTCCGTGATGGAGAAAGCAAGCGCGATAGTCTCATGCGTATATCGAGCGGTATACGCTTCCTGTGCATCGTCAAATGAAATAGCCGTTCCTTCTCCTTTCACAGGTGCCGTTTGGAACCCGGAAAGCATGACCTCCTCCTCAAATGCACGTTCTGAGGATTCAGTATCATAGATTTGGGCTGCTTCATCGTCGTACCTGGCGTATTCAAGACCGAAGAGGGCATTGAGGCCAGGCTCTAGCTCTTTCGCTAGTTGCGCTCTGCTAATAGCCATATCTCAAGCCTCCTATACGCCAGTGGTTGAAACAGTACCAGCCGCAATGGACCCAGTTGGGGCATTGAAGCTGTTGTTCAACCTTACTATTGCGCCGATACCAGCCGCCGAGAAATCAGCGTTCTCCGGATCGTCCACCCAACCCATGATTCTCATATTCAATGAGTTGGTTGTAGCAATCGTACTGATTGCCAAACGGCCCAAGGAAACACCAGTCGCATCGGTGCCAGTAGTCGCGGTGGAAAAGTTTGCATTCGCAAACACAGCCGCTCTTGCAGTAGCCTTACTGGTCCAAGTAGCATCCGTTGCAATTACAAACAGCTGATCTGGGTCATCAGCAACAAACGCCTTAACGGGATGGTTACTGTCAGCCCCAGAACCAGGCCAGTAGTTTTTCCACACGGTCTTTCCCGTGGTAGAGTCCACATACTCACAGCCTTGGAAAACACCAACGAGACTCACAGTTCCACCCGCGGCAGCCCCCACAACGTCAATATACCCCGTAGAAAGGGGAATGACGGGAGTGCCGTGGAAGATCTTGCTTGAGTTTCCGTTGGCAATTTCATACATAGAGTAGGCGGACACACCCGTGGAATTAGACCCTGACCCCAACTTACTTAGGGGACGAAGGCCAAAACTTCCATTTGAGTTAGCCATCTACATCTCCTAGTCCTCTTCTTTTTGAGGACCTCCAAAAGTTACACGAGATTGCCGGTCAGGCTTGCTGATCGGCATCGCCGGATGTTGCTCACGCGCAAGGTCGTTATCAACAGCCGTCATTTGATTCTGAGTCATGCCGCGAAAGTATTCGCCGCGTTCTTCAGCAATCTCAACGGGAATCCTTGCAAGCAGAAGGCCCCCCACACCTATGACACCGGCATGTTTGCCGTCATCGACAGTCGGAATGTCGAAATCAGGGAATTCTTCACCGCGTACCAGTTCCCATCCCTCTCGAGAGCGAGCGGAGATGTTCTTGCGGTCGTCAACGCCCATATATTCGGCCCGAATCCATCGATGCTTATATCCTTCAGGTGGAGGTGGTGCGTCCAATACGGACGGGGGCTTCCAAGGTTCTCTGCGCGCTTGCCGAGCGCGAGTTTCGTCGGCTCTTGGCGTTCTCGTAGACTTCTGGTGAGCTGTGGTCTCAGTAGTCATGGCTAATCCTTCACATATTTTGCATATTCTTCAAGGGGCACATTGAGCCTCTTCGCAATTGCAACCTGTGAAGATGTTAACCGCACAGTTTTCCGTCCACTTCTATTGCGGGATGCGGAAGATTCGGCTGACGCAACCTTTCTTCCCCCGTTTGACCTAGCCTTAGAGTCGAATTTGTTCGGAAACTCATCTCTAAGCCTTTTATCAAGCTCAGAATAGTATTCATCCGATGAAGGGTCAAGTCCCTCATCCTCGATCAGGCGCCGATGAATTCCA